CGCGTGGGTATTGGTACTAGCAACCCCTATGGTTTGATGCACTGTCAGGATAGCTCAACAATTAATTTAATTGGTACAAACTCTGGTGCTGATGGTCAAACAGACACTACTGTTTTGTCTTTAATAGGTCAAGCGCGTGGATACAACAACAACCTACCCAAACTAGCCAGTATTGACTTTAAGACAGACCCAACAACTTGGTATAAAGGAAATATTACATTTAATGTAGCAAACAGTGATGGCACTGACCCATCTTTAACACCGCTTGAAGCCATGCGTATTTTTTCTGACGGTGATGTATCTATCGGAATGACCTACAATTATGCGAAGCTAAACGTCAATGGTGACATTCGCGCAGAAAACTCTAAATTCCTTGCGGGGCGTGAAAATGCGTCAGCCCCCGCCTTTGCATTCCATGATGATCATGATACAGGGATATTTAACATTAACCCGAATATTCTTGGTTTTGCTACTGGTGGACAGGAAGCCGCACGTATTGATGCTAGCCAAAATCTGTTGGTGGGTACTACTGACTCCACTCCATATAACAACAATGCTGGAAGCACTGCTGATAATGGAATCGTTCTATCAGAAGCAGGTTGGTTAGCAGCTGCTCGTTATCAAGGTACTGTAGCTTTTTTAAATAGAACTGATAACGATGGAGATATTGCAGTATTCCGCAGAGACGGCACAACCGTAGGTAGTATTGGTAGCTTATCAGGAACCCAAATTGTCATCGACAGTGGCGGCAACCGTTCTGGAGTACGCTTTGAAGATAACGGTTTACTACCCCGTAAAAACTCAGCAATGGCTGACGGAACGGTTACATTAGGAAATCCGTCATACAAGTTTTCTGACCTCTACCTGTCAGGGACGGCAAATGTCCAGTACGCAGGCGCAACTGACACTGGTATATATTTCAACGGTTCATTCAACGCGGTAGTGCCTTATCGCCCAGACACTGGTGTCGCTGTAGATGATTACTTAGATTTAGGTGTCTATTCTCACAGATGGGATGATATCTTTGCGACCAACGGCACTATTCAAACCTCAGACCGAAACGAAAAGCAAGACATTGAAGACCTTACTGAAGCCGAAGAACGTGTAGCAGTAGCGGCTAAAGGCTTACTCAAGAAATTCCGATGGAAATCAGCAGTGGAAGACAAAGGTGATGACGCTCGTATCCACTTTGGAATCATAGCCCAAGACCTACAGGATGCATTTGAAGCCGAAGGTTTAGACGCAGGTCGCTATGGAATGTTCACCAGTAATACGTGGACTAATGAAGACGGTGAGGAACAAACAAGAATGGGTGTTCGCTACAGTGAACTACTCGCATTCATAATTTCAGCAATATAAAGAGAGGATAATCTCATGGCAGTAACGTGGACAGTAGTACAACTAGAGCGCAATGCAAGTGACGATGGTGTAATCGTTGCACATTGGCGCGCATCAGACTCAGAGGAAGTAGGCACTGGCGATGACGCAGTGAACCATTATGGTAGTTCGTATGGAACCACTGGTTTCACTCCAGACGCAGACTCAGATGACTTTGTAGCGTTTGACGACATCACAGAAGAGACGGCTGTTGGATGGGTCAAAGATTCTATGGGAGAAGAGCAAGTGACTTCCATTGAAGAGTCTATTGCTAACCAGATTGCAGAGTCAAAGGCTCCTTCAGTTGTTGCAGAGGTTCCTTGGTAATGAGCGAGAAAGGCATAGTAATTCCTACATGGGCTATCCCATTAGTAGTATCTTTATTTGTAGGTGCTATCTCCTATGGGGCGGCACAAGCAAATGCTGAAAGCACTACTACTGAAGTTAAGCGTATTGAAGTCATTGTTAAGGAAACAGCTAAGAAGGCACAAGAGAACGGTCAGGCTCAAGCTGTAACAGAAACAAAGGTTGATGCGATTGTTGAGTCTCTTGCTAGACAGGAAAAGATACAAGAAAAGACTAACGATCAAATCTCTGCGTTAGTGCAAGCGTTATTGGCTAAACAGTGAGAATGGTCTTTGCTTTGATCTTCTTTATCAATGGTGAAATTGATGAGAGCAAGACCAGATATTACGTTAACAAACACGCCTGTGTCTATATGTGTCAGGAGTTAGCTAGACCACAACGAAAGTATGAAACTGTTGACTGTATCTGTAAGGTGACTTGGGTGGACAATTCGACAAGAGTTATAAAGTGAAGACCCTTGTATTTGTTCTGATGATTCAGACGATCAACAATAATTATGTTGAATCGGCTGAAGAATATGCTTTTTTTCGTGATCTAAACAGATGCATCTATTTCAGTGAGTTGATAGCAAAGCAAATAAGATTTAACGAATACCTACCTGTTACTGCTTACTGTGTTACGAAATGGGTAGACCCAGAAGAGACGGTAATTTTTGAATGAGTAACTTTGACTACAAAGATAAAGAAGAATGGAAGGCTTTAATCTTCACTATTGTGTTTTTTAGTGTTGGTTTTAGTTCATTGCTATGGATAAATTAAAGGAATAATGATAATGATTGAGGAAACAAAAGAAGTAATTGATGTAGCCGCGGCATCCACTGCAATATTAACTATAGGCGCATGGTTACCACCTATTGCTTCTTTGTTTACTATTGTTTGGTTAGGTTTACGTATATATGAAAGTGACACTGTTAAACAACTATTAGGTAAGAAATAATTATGACTACTCTATTAACTAAAGTAAGTTCTACAGCGGACGCAGTGCCTACCGCAGGAAATCTTACACAAACTTCAAGTGGCGCTGAGTTAGCAGTTAATACTGCTGATAAAAAACTATACTCAAAAAACAGTTCTAATGCTGTAGTTGAGATTGCAGGAGCATTACACGCTTATCCTGTGGGTGCTATATTTATAAGTGTTTCTCACGCTACTGAATCCGCAGTACAAACTGCATTAGGTGGAGGTACTTGGTCTGTCTTTGGAGCAGGTAGAGCGCTTGTAAGTTTAGATTCTACTGACACTGACTTTGATGCGCCGGAAGAAGAAAGAGGTTCTAAGACTGTTACATTGTCCGAAGCTAATTTACCTTCTCATAACCATAAAATTGCCGCAGAACATGGAGGCGGTACAACATCTACTGTTCTTTCTACTGGCTCTCAAACTTTAGCAACTAGACAAACAAACGCAGATACAGATAATCATGATTATAGATTAGGAAGCACAACTGTAGCGCCTACTTTAGGTAAAACAAGTGATGTAGGTAGCGGTACTGCTGTAAACAATATACAGCCGTCCATTGTTGTATACATGTGGAAAAGGACTGCATAATGTCCATCATTACTTCATTAATTGGCCCTGTCTCAGGTTTACTGGATAAATTTATAGAGGACAAAGATAAAAAGAATGCGCTTGTGCATGAAATTACAACAATGGCAGAAAAACACGCACAAGAGCTTGCTAAAGGGCAAATTGAAATTAACAAGATTAGCGCAGGACATAAGTCGCTTTTTGTCTCTGGTTGGAGACCTGCTGTTGGGTGGACTTGTTGCCTTGGCATGGCAAGTAACTTTCTTCTTATCCCGTTGGCAAACTTTGCGCTTGCTTTATCCAAGTCTACAATCGTTGTTCCTTTAATTGATTTGTCAACAATGATGCCTGTACTTCTTGGTATGTTAGGACTAGGCGCAATGAGAACAGTAGAAAAAACAAAGGGCGTTCAAAGGAACAACTAATGAAATTCACAAAGCAAGGATACATACTCTTATGACTTATTTACAACTTGTACAAAGTGTACTAAGGCGACTAAGGGAAGACGATACAATTACGTCTGTATCGGATAACAGCTATTCTAAGTTAATAGGAGAGTTTGTAAACGATGCTAAAAGGATTGTAGAGGACTCTTGGGATTGGTCTTCACTACGTACAACATTTACTATTAACACAGTAGCTAATACATTTAGTTATCAGCTAACTGATTCGGATGTCAGCCTTAAAACATTGGATGTTATTAACGATACATCCAACTACTTTATGAGACCTGTGTCATCCCACTGGATGAATAATGCTTACTTAAACAGTGGTGTGCCTAATAGCTCACCTGTGTACTACTCTTGGAATGGTTTTAGTGAGACAGGGGAAGCTTTAATTGACCTATATCCTATACCTGACAAAGAGTATGTCATACGTGTTAATGCTGTGGATAAGAAAGCACCTATGGTTGCTGACAGTACTACCTTGTATGTTCCTTCCAATCCTGTAATACATTATGCAGTAGCATTGGCTTCTAGGGAGCGAGGGGAAACTGGTGGTACATCCTCAGCGGAACTGTTTGCTATTGCAGATCAAACATTGGGTGACATGATTGCTCTTGATGTTGCAAGACAGGAAGAAGAAACTATTTGGAGACCAGTATAGTGGCTCAACAATTACAGAACGTAACAATTAATGCACCTGCGTTTGGCGGTATTAATACGCAGGACTCTCCTGTGGGTCTTGATCCTAGTTATGCGTCTGTTGCAACTAATTGTGTTATTGACAAGTTAGGGCGCGTAGGGGCTAGGAAAGGCTCAGTGTTGTTGTCTACAGCTACAAATACCGCAGGAGCTTCAGCAGTAAGCACAAGCACTGTAAAAGTAGAAACAATATTTGAGTCCTTAGATAAAAGTGGTGATAAAGTTGTTTTCTCTGCGGGTAACAATAAGATATTTAGTGGTACATCAACTTTAACTGACATAACTCCTTCAGGTTATACTATAAGTGCTAATAACTGGAAGGTTGTCAACTTTAACGATCATGTTTATTTTTATCAAAGAGGGCATGAACCTTTAGTTTATACTGATGAGAGCGGCTCTGGTGTTTTAGAAGCTATGTCTAGTCATAGTCATTCTACAGGAACATCTCCTTACGGGAACGAAGTACTAGCGGCTTATGGTCGTTTATGGGTAGCTGATGTATTAAACAATAAACATACTATTTATTGGTCAGATACTTTAAACGGACATGCTTGGACAGGAGGAGCAACAGGCTCTATTGATTTAACAACTGTATGGCCTACAGGTCACGATGAAATTGTAGCGCTTGCGGCACACAACGGTTTTCTTATTGTTTTTGGTAAAGTATCTATTGTTGTGTATTCTGGTGCAAACGATGTTGTTACATCTAATGTCTTTAAACTACATGACACTGTAGAGGGCGTAGGTTGCGTTGCTAGAGACTCCGTACAACACACAGGTACTGACATTGTATTCTTATCGGATTCAGGTGTACGTAGCTTTGGTAGAGTTATACAGGAAAAGTCTATGCCTATGCGTGACATAAGCAGAAACGTCAGGAATGACTTAGTACGCTATGTTAGTGAGGAAAGAATAGTAAACTCTACACTAGCTTCCGTTAAATCTATGTACAGCCCAGAGGAAGCTTTTTATCTTTTAACTTTACCTAATAATAATATAACGTATTGTTTTGACATGAGACAAGCGTTACCTGACGGATCACACAGGGTTACAACGTGGTCAACTCCTATTGCTTTGTGTTACACAAGAACACAGGACGGTAAGATATACATGGGAAGACAGGGGGGTATTTATGAGTACAAAGGTTTTACTGATAGAAGTGGTGTTTATATAGACACAGGTAGTGATGGAATACCTGATACTTGGGACTATGAAACATCTTCCTATCAACTATCTTACTTTAGCAACCCATTAGATTTTGGAAATTCATCTAATATTAAATTCCTTAAAAAGTTTAAAATGACAATTATTGGGGATGCGGCGGCACAGTCCGTTCTTAATTGGGGATATGATTATTCAGATTCTTACTATAAGCAAACTTTTACATCCACAAGAACTAATGCAACTACAGCTTTTTACGGAGTTGCAGAGTACGGTATTTCTAGTGTAAATACTCCTGTAGGAGCAACTGCTGATTTTACAGAAAAGTTGGTAGACCCTACTAACCCTAGTGGTGCTAGAGTTCCTGCTACTGAGCCTTCTTTTGAATACTCAGCAGGAACAGAAATACAAGTACCTAACGTACAGGGTTCAGGACATGGAACAACAGTTACTGTAGGTTTAGAATCAACCATTAGCGGATCAGAATTTTCCATACAAAAAATTGACATAAACGTATTACTGGGGAGACTTATTTAATGAGCAATTATACAAAAACCACGGACTTTGCACAAAAGGATTCGTTACCTTCTGGTAGTGCGGCTAAGATTGTGAAGGGTTCGGAAATAAACAATGAGTTCAATGATATTGCTACGGCTGTTGCAACTAAAGCAAACCTAGCAGGGCCAACATTTACGGGGACAGTTACAGTCCCTACACTATCAGCCGCTAATATTGCGGGTACTTTAGCAGGAACAATTAGCGGAGGGAGTTACTAATGGGTTTTTTATCGGACTTGTTAGAATCAGGTCAAGCTTATAAGAGCTTAAAAAGAGATATAAAAAGAAAAACAGACTTTAGAGATGAAACGCTAGCTCGTGGTACTGCCGTAGGTGAGCAAGGATACGAGCAGTCACAATTTGTTCCTTTTAGTGTTACATCTAGCTTAGGCGGAGTACAAGGTACTGCTGAAGGTGGGTTCGACATGAACTTGTCTCCAGAACAACAGGCCATGCAGGATCGTTTGTTTGGTATGTCAGGCAGTTTCCTAGATGAGCTAGGCGGTGATCCTCTTGAAAGACAACAGGCTTTATATGATCAAATAAGAGCTATACAACGGCCTGAGGAAGAACGTCAAAACCTAGCTTTAGAAAATAGACTATTGGGTCAAGGTAGATTAGGCTTAATGACTTCTCAATACGGTGGTAGTCCAGAGCAGTTTGCACAAGCTTTAGCTCAAGAACAAGCACGTAACGAAGCTTTCTATAATGCTTATGGACAGTCTCAAGCAGACAGACAGCAAGCTTATGGTTTAGCTAGCGGTCTTATGGGTCTAGGTTATGTGCCACAGCAACAACTAAGTGAGTTGTATAAAACTGCTACTCCTACAGCATCCTTAGCACAAAGCGGTAGAGAAACAGGTGCGGCCTTAAATGTTGAATCAATGTTAAAAACTTTGTTTGATAAGGAAGGCGGTTACATTGGACAAACATTAGGAACAGGTTATAACCCCAAGACAGGGGAACGTGTAGGCGGTATCTTTGGAGGATTAGCGGCTAAGGATGACGCTAGAAGCGGTTTCTGGAATGATTTACTTGGTACTATAACAAGCGCAGTTACTGGTGGAGCTAGTGGCGGTTCTGGTGGGCCTAAAGCCTAATAACAAACTATTTATAGGACAATATAATGGCAGATCGAGATTTAGTGGGTTTATTAACAGGCACTCCCACGCAACCAATTCAACCTCTTACAAGAAATCAAAGACTTGCTCAAGAAGCCGGAGGTGGCGGCAGGGCAGTAGGTAAGCTGTTCGCTAAACTAACAGGAAGAGAAGTTCCAGACAACCCTATGGAACAACTAGAAAAATTACTTCCTAATATGAATCCTGAAAATCCTGACGATTTAACTCAGCTTGCTAAGTTACAAATGTCTTCAGGAAACCCAGTAGGAGCCGCTGAGACAATTGCACGAAGAAATGCTATTTTAGAAAAACAAGAGCTTAAAGATGAAAAACAATCAGGGATAGATGCGAAGAACACAAGCCGTGCGAAGTTTGCAGAATACTTGAATGAAACCTATCCTAATAAAGGTTATGGTGCATTAGCCTTACAGGGTTTAATTACTCCTGCAAACATGAAAAACTTTATTAAGGAAGCTAATGAAGCTAAAGACTATGCAGTGGTAGGCAATAGTGTGTACATACCTAGTACAGGAAAGTTTATAGAAGGGCCAACATCATCAAAAGCAGGTACACCGCAAAAAGAATATAATTCTGAAACAAATCAAAATGAACTTGTTTGGAGAGACGCACAAGACCCTAAAATCGTGTTGCAAAGATCGCCAGTTGCTAAAGCGGAAGATGGAGAAATGTCTGACGCTGACAAAAAAAGAACAGCGCGTAATCGTGACTTAATAACAAATGAAAGAGCAACAGAAAGAAAGGCAACCGATTTAGCTGACTCTTATGAAGGAATGTTAAATAAAGTAAATAGTGGTTTTTATAAAAGTATAGAAGAAGGTTTAAAAGAGATACTTGGTAAGCAGGATAAACTAAGTGATATGTATTTAGCCGCAGACAGACTTAGAGTTGGAAGAGGTGTTAAAAACTTACCTATTGGCCCTGCTTCTGATAAAGATGTTGCATTAGTGATGAAGGGTGAACTTCCTGCTAACGCTTCTCCCGAAGCAATTGTTAGGTATGCCAGAGGAATAGCTAAACTAGCTAGAATAACTAAACAAGACGCTATGTTAGAGAATTCTTGGTATGATCTTTATGGAGACGCTAGAGGTTTTAGTTCATATTCAGAAAAAGAAAGGCTAGAAGAAAGTTTTGCAGGATTTCCTTCAGGAGCTATAGCGGAACTAGAATCAAATATGTCTGATGAAACTATAAAGGAATTTAATGCGGCTTTTAACGTAGATTATTTAGATATGCGTGAAAGGTTAAAAAGATCAAACAAAATTCTTGATGAACTTGACAGAGGTTTTAAATAATGGTTAATCGTTTTGATAAATATAAAACTCCTGTCGATCAAGACGTAAAACCTCTTGATGATAACAACCGATTTGCTAAGTATATAAAAGACGCAGACAAGACAGAACAAGAAGTTCAAATAGAAAGCGGAGAATGGTTAGAAACTGATAACTTTTCTACTGCTATGGCTTTTATGCAAGGTGTTTCCCTTGGTTGGTATGATGAGTATAGAGTAGGTATAACTGCTCTTGCTGAAAGTGCTTTTGGTGACGAAACATATCAACAAGCATACGACAGAAACAGGGCTGAATATGATGAAGTAGCTGAAAATTTTAAAAAAAGACAACCTGTTGTTAGTGCAGGTGCTGAAATAGCAGGTGCTGTTGTTAGTCCAGTGGCTAAAATAAAAACTGCTTCAACTCTTGGATCGTTAGTGGCAAGAGGGGCGGCAGAAGGTGGTATCTATGGAGCAGGAAGCGCAGAAAGCGTTGAAAAAATACCTTCAAAATTTGTTGAGGGTGCAGGTTTTGGAGCAATAGGTGGGGGCATCATAGGATCAGGCGGTTGGCTGTTAAAACGTAAAGTGGCCTCTCCTTTAGAAACAGACGGTGTTTTTACTCCAATCACGTTAGCCGCTCAAAAAGATAAGCCTTCTGAAGCATTGTTGCAGTCTTTTTACAGAGATGTTGTTGGCCCTAGTTTTGGTGGTAAAGGAGTTATACGAGGACAAGAGGAAGTTATAGTTGCTCCTTTAGCTTTAAAACAAGCCGAAAGAAAGAAAGAACTTAAAAACTTTATTAGGGCTTCTAAAGCTGAAGGCGCTGAAGCGTCTGCTCAGTTAAATAGAGCAGTGGCTGATATTAAAGAAACAGGTAAGATAAAAATAGCAGATGTAAAAACACAAGAAGAAATATCTAAAGAAGTTATTGGTGGCAGGTATGATAAATTCTTAGGTAAAGAAGGAGAGATTATTTCTCGTAAAACAGAGCAGTTAAAAAGAAACGTAGAAAATAACAATGATATGTTACGTTTAGCGGCTTTTGAAAGCTCACTGCCTGTTGGGATTAAGAAGTTAGACGTTTCAAACGTGTTAGAGTCTCCTACTCCTAACGTAGCTATGCATCGCCTTGAAAAACTCTGGCAAAAAGAAGGCTTCAGGTCTATTAAAGATATTTCTTTTAGGATAAAACCACAAGAGTTACTTACTCAAATAGAAAAAAAAGTAGCAGAGGACACTACGTTGTCTTTATTAGCAGGAAAGTCTAGTGTTCGCTCTTTGCTTGAAGACGGTTTATCAACTTTATCTGCAAAAAGAAATCCTAAGACAGGTAGAGTTAAAGGAGAAGATTTATCAGCAATTAGGAACTCTTTTGGTATGGCGGCTTCTAAAATGTCTGACGAAGGTGGACAAGCTGTTTTAATAAAAGGTCTCTATAGAGAAATACAAAATGTTATAGATGAGAACATGAAAAAACAATTAAGCGGTAAGAGGTTGGCTTCTTTTGAAGCTGATTTATCTGGTTGGGCATCACAATCTGTTCTTAGAAATGCAGTAACTAAAGCTTCTACAAAAGCAGGGAGACAAGGTAGGTTTACTCCTGATGAGTGGATAACATCAATTAAAAGCAACTCTCCAAGACAAGCCAGAAGAGGAGAAGGGCCGCTAAGAGCAGAAGCGGAGCAGATAGCCGCCTTAACTGCAAAGCAAGAAGAAGCTGTTGTAACTAGTGCTAATGCTCTTTCTAAAAAGTTAGCAGTTAGAAGAACAAACGAAATAAAAAGAGTTAGAAACAAAGCAATCTCTGAGAAATCTGCTATATTAAAACAAACAGCTAGTCTTGAAAGAAATTTACGTAATAATCCAGAATTTGCTGAAAGAATAGCAAGAAACTTTAAGAGAGAAGACGAACTAACTGATGTTATTGAGTCTAGTAAGAAAGAGTTAGACGACATATCTCGTTTAAGAACACCAGAAACTCCTACGTGGTTTCATCAAATGGCGGCTTCAGGTATTATAGGGACTTCTACAGGGGCTACTGGTTTAGCTACAGGAGGAGGGATGGCAGGAGCAGGAGCAGGTATGAGCGGTATTATAGGGACTGTAGCAACTGCTAAAGGTTTGGCTAGTCCCTCTGCCCAAAAGTTTTTAGCAGGTCAGACAGGACTTCAACAATCGGCTCAGAGAGGGTTAAAACAACAAATACCTATGACAGGTATGCAAGCTGTTGATGTCATTAAATCTTTTCCTAGAGCAGGTGTTGGAATGCTTAGCAGAGAAGAATAAAAAAAAGCCCTCTAGGGAAACCTAAAGGGCTTTAGTTTTATAACAAGTTACAACTCTATACTATTTCACATGCTCCACCTACACACGCTAACTCTTGAGAACCTGTAGTATTATCCTCTTGTTCAAAATGTTCAAGGTCATTCCAATCAACACCCACAGGCATCTGCTGTACTAACTCCTGATACTTATCCTCGCTGATGTCTTCATAAGGAGCTTGCTGATACACATGATCACTTACTGGCAACAAACTAATCCCACTGCACAAGTCAAAGTTATTCCAAATCCACTGTGCTACTTCCAAGAACTCATCGTCTGTATAATAAACAGTGATGCTTGGCTTATGTTCACACCAGTGGTTCTGATAAGCCTTCCATAACTTAAGCTGTTCCATTGCACCCACCTGTTTGACTGTAACACTAGTCTCTGGTGACTTGACAGGGAAACTATAGACTAAGGATGCAGGGGACATGATGTCTTGCTCTACAGGGAATCCTCCTGCTGACATGAACTGTGCAAGCGGGTCTTTCGCGTCTGAACGAACTCTTCTAATGTAATGCTTAGAAAACCTAGGATGAATGCCACTAGCGCTATCGACCAACTGAGACACAGTACCACTAGGCTTAACGCACGTAATAGCCACTGACTGATTGATTCCCAACTTTTTTGCCCAAGCTTTATTAGTTTTGATTGCCACATCTTTTAAATCCTCCAACCACTTTGCTGACGTTATGTCATTGCTTAAGACCTTGTGATCCATAATGCCTGTCAAGCTTAAGCCAAGTAACGCCTCTTCCTCTGTGTTTCTCTGCCACAACTTACGTAGATACCTGAAGTCAGTCAGAGTAGCCTGTAGTGTGCCTATAATAGCCGCTAGTTCTACTTTTTCCTTAAGGGTAGCTTTGGTATCATTAGCACGTACAACCACCTCAGACAGGTTACAGAACTGATTACTGCGTAGGATAATCTCAGAGCAAGGGTTAGTACCAAAGTCCTGCTCAGGGTCTCTACGTCCGTTCCTAGCGGCTATCTTTTGTGCCGCAACTCTACTAAAGATACCACGCTCACCTGCTTTAGACTCGTACATGTTCTGCATCTCAGACAGAAAGGACTCAAAGTCAGGCTTCTCTGTGTACGCTACGCTGTTGTTAGCGAGTCTACGGTGTCCTTCACTGCGCCACCAATCACCCATCTTAGCCTTAGCCATACGTGGGTCGGATAGGTTAGACAGGCTAATCAAAGCAGACCTACGTACACCACCCACCACTACAATGTCAGCTATCTTACAGCAGATGTCGTGACACTCAATGGATGTCAGCTTACGTCCTGTGGCCTTGGTAAACACCTCTATACAGAAGTTAAACAAATCTACCAAAGGCTCAGGGCCGCTTGCTCTACCACCGAATGTCTTAAGTCTTGCTCCGGCAGGTCTCACTTTGCTCACATCCCATTGAGGTACTTTACCTGCGTACAACATAGCTATCAACTCACGGAATGCGGAAGCCCAACCGATCTTACTATCGGAGACAACAATCATACTGTCAGTTTTATGGAAGGACTCAGCAACCATCGGTAGCTTGTTGATAAAGTTACGCTCAACACTGAAGCCTACACCTGTACCACACATAAGGACATACATCAACTCATCAAAGCTACGAGGTGAGTCTATGTGCAAATAACTGCAGTTAAACCCTGCTACATTGTCTTTGTCTAATGCTTCCCCTGCTGTCATCATACATCGCATTGACGGCATTACTTTTAAGCTGTGTATTCCGTTGTACAGTCGTTTGGCTGTCTTCTTGTCAAGCTGTCCACGGTTGACCCAGAAGTCCACATAACGCTGTACTGTCTCCTCCCAAGTCTCTCTACGTTTCTCTTCAGGCATCCAACGTGCGTAGCGAGACTTATGTATAAACTGCTGATATTGATCCATTAACTGTTCTCCTTTTTCCAAGTAACATAATTATAAATAGCTTCTCGCAAGGTTTTGCCATAGATTTCTATTTCTTTTTTAAACCATAAAAACTCAAACAAAATCCAATAATCGTTCCACCAAAGTTTAGGTTCGTTAGGTGGTACGCTCTTCTCTCTATAATAACAGAAGCCCAGTAAAGCCCTTGTCTTCGCACACATATCATTAGGGTTCTCATCCCCTACAGAAATAAGTCGTAGATATGTTTCTCTCATCTTATCGTCACGTTTCCAATTTCCTCCATTAAAAAGACTAAAAGATATAAACATTAACTATTCTCCTTGGAAACTATAATGGTTAGTTTGTTTAAGTACCACTTAGCTTTATTTAAGTCCTCTACCTGTCTTCCTTTGTAATCATAACGCCAAAGGTACTTCATACAGTTGCCCTTGAGATACCCTTTGAATGCAACACTGGACATAGACTCTTCTATAGCTTCAATACACTCAATGTTTCCTGTGTTATAATGCTTAGGTTTGTTAACTACATCCTCACGTTCACTGTTCGCTATGTCGTGGTAGGCTTTCATAGCCGTGTCAATCTTAGGTGCTTTTTCAATAGCAGGGTATTCCTTTCGTAACCTATCCCACTCAGCAGGAGTTGCATCATTAAGTCTCATCTTCAGTATCCTCTGTGAATTTATCTCTATTAATAATTAAACGATCTTCAAAAGCTTCCAAAACATCTTCGGGGGTTATGTCCAACACTTCACACAACAGAACAACATCATACTCCCTTATTACTTCTTCCTTTAATTCCTCAAGTGTTAGTGACATTTTTATTCCTCACATACTTCAGTAACTCTTTAGTTGTCTTTACAGTGAAGTGTGCTAAACCTTCCTTGTCACACCACTGCCCCATTGTCATTTTACTACCTTTCCTTACTTTTTTGTTAGGGTCTGACAACACAAATACTAACTCCCAATCTCCGATAGAATCTCTTATGGATGTGTACTTCTGTGTGTCCCCTACTCTAAAGTAACCCTTGGCCTCAATCAGTATCTTCTTGTCTTCATGTACAAAGTCTGGAAGATAGTTCTTACGTATAATGTAAGGTAACTTGTAAGGCTCATACTTAAACTCTTTATTAAGTTGATCATAAAGAGCGGACTCAAGTCCCGATCTAAAAACCTTCTTCATCTAGTATGATCTCCTGTACGTTAGGTTCCTTAACCACCTTACAGAGAAACTTAGGAGCGTAGGAATAATTGAATACTCTTAAGTCTGGGTAGCAATGTTTTTTGAATTGACAGTAGGAGCAACCAACGGAGAGTTTTAAGTTTCCTGACTTGCCATCGGGCAAAGGTTCGTAACAAAGTAACTCTGGTTCTGAAGACTTTACTAGCTTTTTTACATGACGTACTCTCTCTGCTATATCCTGAGACAGCGCATCGTAAACTCTAGCATCCTTATCATCCAAGTCGTACTTGAGGTAGGTCAGGTGTCCGTTGGCTTTGTCCATAGCTAACCATCCAAACTTCCTGTCTCCTTCTGAGTGAGCGTAGGCTTTGATCTGATCAATATAACCAAAGGGATCGTCAAAGGCAAGCGATCCATCCTTGAACTTCTTAAACCCATAACTGCTTGCTGACTTGACATCAGTAACAACACCGTCAATCTTGCAGTCCATGTGACCCACAATTCCTTCAACTTTACATACCTTCTGTTCGTCAGTTACACTATGTCCTGCCATGCGAGTAAGGAACAACAACATCTCCTCAATCAAGTGACCGTACATAAACTTTACATACGTGTGTGGTAAGATGTCCTCACCCTCAGTACCATTGACATGATTCCATAGGTACTTATCGGTGCGCCCAATGTTAGACAGACGTAACTTACGATTATCCTTACGCTTCTCCCTGCCAAACTCTGTACGCATAAGAGCCTTAACACCCTCACCAAACTTGTCTATCTCTGCCTCAACGTCTACGGATGGATCAGCGTCCTTACTGACCATTAGATCGTAGATGTCTTGCACTAAGTTATCCGTTGTTTTAGTGTTCATGGATCACTTCCAGTATTAGTTCATTAGCTACAGCGTGGGGTAACTTAAACCACTCATTAATGTTGTCACACTCTTTGGCTAACCTTACGTGTGCCGCAGATTCCGCAACTCTCCTATCGTTTACTTCATAGGAGTACAGTAAAGCGTAGTCCCTAAAAGGTGAGGACGTTTGATAATTCTTTAGCCTGTCATTGGAATCTACAGCCATCCCAACCTTCACCCACTCAGGCCAAGCTTTGTTATATATAACGTAAACTTCTCCCTGTGGGTTCGCCTCATAGTTTTCCAAGGAACTAAAGGCCGCTTCCTCAAACCCTTTGTATCTCCCTGCTTTGTACAAAGGGTGGGTCTTCTTTATTTCCTTACCGTTAACCCACATACGTTTTGCATCGCGAGCCTTAACAGCGTCTGGATTATCTTTGTAATACCAAGGCTTATTAGTTTTAGGATTAATGCGTGTCTGCCCAACTATTTCCAACTTTAAACTCCCCTGCAAGGGGGCAGTTGAGTTTGTAGTGAATTCCTGCGGCTTCGACACAGCTAGTAGCGAGTCCTCCGAAAACCTTTGCTTTCTCTTCTCTGACCTCTGTCTGGATTTCATCGTGTATGTTTCCTATAAAGTTATAGTCTATACCCCATAGTATAGCATATTCGTTAAGTAAGCACAACGCTTTTTTCATTACGATAGCACCTGCTGATTGCAACAGCGTATTTAGAGCCGCGTGTTCTGACCGTACATAGACCCTTCTTCCATCCAAGCCATAAACATAACCTCTTCCTGCCGCCAAGCTAACTCGTTCTCGTAACTTTCCAAGAGATGGCGTATTTCTAAGGAACTTTTCCTTAAGACGTTTACCATCCTGTCTAGTTCCTCCAACGATACTTCCGATCTTGGCATCTCCGGCCCCATAAAGGAAAGCGTATATGAAAGTCTTTGCTTGATCTCTAGTTTCAAGGCCGCTAGCCAACTGATTTGCCGTGTGAATATCTCCTGTGAGAATTTCATTTGTATAGCCCTCGTCGTTCATGTAATGTGCAAGCATCCGTAACTCAAGACCACTTGCGTCCATACCTACAAGTTTGTAACCTTCCGGTACTGTCCATACGTCCCTGCACTCCTTACCGTACGGTGAGTAAACCGCAGGTACTTGACCCATGTTGGGACTAGAATGTGTCATGCGGCCCGTCACTGCACCGTTAGAATTAACGTACCCGTGTACTCTACCGTCCTCCTTAACAGCCTCTAGCCAACTCTGTACCTGAGCCACACGCTTCTGTATCATAAGATACTCAGCTATCAAAGCGGCCTGTGGTATGCCCTTCACTGTACCTAGCACTGCCTCATCAACGATGGCCTGTCCTGTCTCAGTGAATTGCTTAGGTTTCCATCCATAATACTGCAGGTGTCTACCTATCTGCTGTCGTGACCCTAGATTAAACACAGGGAAATCTATGCGGCTAAAAGGTGCTACTGCTGTTTGCCATTGCTCACCAAGGAACTTAAGCCCAACAACAGAGAGCGTACCGTCCTTCTTAATCTTGGGTGTAATCTGTTTGACAAATGTCGGTAACGGTGTGAAAACCTGATGCACTTCGTCTTCAAGGTCATTCTTCTTCTCCTTTAGTGTAGCCAGTAAATGATAAGCTTTCTCTTGGTCTAAAAGCCAACCTGTTTTAATTTGCTTTGAAATAACACCCTGTACTTGATGCTCAAGATCAACACTTTCAGGCTTAAAATCCTTAAGTTCAAGAAGTAATCTCTGGTACACCAACGTATTAACTTTAACATCCTGTATACAATACTCCAACATATCATACGAAAAAACATCCCAAACATTATGATCTCCTTTAGGGTAATTAAGTACAGTACCCCAGTTATCTAAGGAATGACCACCCTCTCTTGATGGATTAGCTAGTCGGGACATTACCAGTGTGTCAGTTATTTTACACTTGCTAAAGTCTGCCGCTAGCAGTTTCTCCAGTACAGGTATGTCATACCCTATAAGGTTGTGACCAATTAGTTCGCACTCGTCCTGTAGTTGTAACCAAGTTATAAATTCAGGTAATCTATCTCCTGACCAAGTAAGGGAATCATCGTGTCCTCCTAGCTGTCGCACAACAATACACCACACGGTATCAGGGTCAAGCCCATTGGCTTCAATGTCAAGTACAAACTGTTTCATTAAAACTCCGATTCATCGCCCATTGGACAGCTTGTCTCCACCATCCTTCCTGAGTCCTTGTCATAATAAAGGTAGCAAGCAGGGCCAGTGAGTCCAACAAATCTGTTCTTGAGTACACGAACTGTTGTAGTGTTCCGTGTCTCAGGGTCAGCGTGTTGTTGATCTCGTTCAAGTCCAATAACAATGTCGCTAAGTTGCGCGATTGCCGCTGAACCTCTGAGTTCTCCCAAGCTTATCCTACCACCATCTTCATGTGCCTTTGATCCGCTAGGTCTACGCAGGTGTGATACTAGGAATAGCCCTACACCTGTCTCCTGTACTAGCTTTCTAAGGTTAGTCATAATACTATCAATAGCCTTACGCTCGTCACCGTTGTCCTGATCACTGACCACGATACTCAGGTGGTCAAGGATGATCCACTTGCAGTCCAAGCCCTTAGCCATGTAACGTATGCGGCCTAACAGATTGTCCTCGCTAGTCGAACCCCAGTGATCAAACAGAAAGATACGTCCTGTACCTAGCGTCCTGTCCCAGTAGCCTTTCTTCTCTTCCTTGCTGATAGTCTTGTCTAGGTGTAACTGCTTGTTGGCCTCTATGGACATGATGCCCAACGCTGTCTTGGGGATGTCCTCCTCCAAGGCTAGGATACCAATGTTGTCCTCAGTAGCGCCTAGCAGGTAATGCTCAAGTTCTCTGACAATCTGAGACTTACCCATGCCTGAGCCTGACGTAATGGTGACTAGTTCCTTCCTGCGGAAACCGTGGGTCATCTCATTGAGACAATTCCAAGGATACAGGATAGACTTAACATCGGCCTGTTCCATGATCATGTCCCAAGTGTCACTGCCTGACACAATACCGTCGGGTTGATATGTCTTAGCGTTCCACCACTCCTTAACAAAACCAGTGACCTTGTTAGCCTTGAGCATCTCCCCTGCATCCTTCATAGGCAAGGTGACATTCTTGGCCTTGTTGGGGGTGAATAAATCAAGTACAGCTTTGGATGCCTCCTGTCCTGCCTTGTCATTGTCAAAACAAATGACTACGTTCTCAAAGGATTCTAACCACTCAAGGTTTTCTTTAATGTCCTTTGATGCTCCGCTTGCGCCACTTCTAATGGAGACAACGGGCCATTTCCCGTCGAACATTTCGTGAACGGCAAGTGCGTCTGCCTCGCCCTCTGTGATCGTAATGTACTTACCGCCACCCTTGAAAGCTTGTTGACCGAACAACCCAACATTGCCGAACTCCCCTGTTGCATAAAAACTCTTGTTGTCCACAATGCGAACCTTAGTGCCCGTAGGTGTACCTGAGTCCTTATCGTGGTATGGATAATGATGCTTGACAATTTGCCCCTGAGCATTGTACTCAACCGTTACGCCATACTTTTGTGCTATGGCTTGGCTGATACGCCTGTCAGGGATTGCCGCTACTACTCCTGTCATCTCTAATCGCCTCGTTATACTTGGTGTTACGTTTACAACCTGACCCGTACCTCTCTCGTAGTGGTCACAACCGCCTGTAAAACAAACGGCGTGACCATCGGAGTACCTTGCTAGGTTGTTCTTAGAGCCACACGAAGGGCATGGCTCATGTTTAACAAAGGTAGACGACACTACTAAAACTCCCCTCCACTAGTATCTTCCGCTACCTCTAAGACCTTGATCTTATTAAGGTAGGTTGAGACACCATGTACAGGATGTTCCTGACCCTCAGCATACAACACTCGCACCTTAGACCCTCGACCTATGCGACCTTTAAAGGGTGAACCCTCAGCGTCCAAGACAGGCACATCGTACTTAGTGCTGAACTTGCGCTGTTTGACACCTTCATACTCTCGCATCTTAACACCCTTAGCTGACAGGTCTCCTGCTGTCTCATCATCTAGTGACAACACAACAGAGAATTTACCTGTTGATTGACCTTGATACATTTCATGCTCATCAAGATTTTCAAACGCTAACAAACCTTCTAATACTGCCATAGTTACTTCCTCTTTTTTCTAGCTTAGTGAATGACCCTTATGTATAACTTAAGGATCGTTTGGTTAATACTATAATTATATATTAAATATTTTCCTTTAATACATAAGTATAGTATACCATGAATTAGGGCATAACCTCAATCATTCAAAGTTATACCCATTATTCATTAAATAAATACTACTCTCCTGTTATGTAAAAACTAAAATCACAATCTTCACCAAAGGAAATATACTTTTGTTCAGTCTTCACAACTTCACTAAGCACATATCCGTAGTCTGGATGCTTCATTACCTTACCATTTTTGTGCTTCTTTGGGGCATAAATACGCTTAAGATGTGATATTGTTGGATACTCTTCTAGCTGATTATAACAATCTAGATCAAAACCATATTTCTTTTTGACGTATTCCTCTATCGCCTCTAATACTTCATATTGACATAATTTAATTTCCATTACTGCTCCTCCATGTCCGCTAGGAATTCAAAGGGATTAACAAGGTCATCAAGAATCGTATGCATAGGGCTATCTGTCATCGTTGCCTCATTGGATGCTGACAGGCAATTACTGCACAACTCTGAGTAGTCACCTGTGGCTCTGTCAATCTTCCTCATCTCGAAATCATTCATTATAACGTCACACGCTTTGCATCTACTCATGGCTAAAAGCCCTCTTGTGTTGGTCTAAAAACTCTTTAGCTGTCAGGGTGTTATAGTAAGCCCTAACGCTATCCTCTGCGCGTTGGTGCGCCTCCTGTAATGTCATGGCTAACATCTCATACTCAACCATCTCATCAATCAATCGGGTAATAGGTCTGATGTCGTTATCGTCGCCTCCCTCGTACCCTATCAAGCGTTCCTTGATTCTACTCATTGTCAAGTTCCTCCGTCTTATAGACATAACCAAAGGATATTACCAGTAGCGGTAACAGTATTATTGTACCACTAAAGGGCATAGCCTGTAAACTGAAAGGATCATTTTCGTTTACCGTCCATACTGCCCTAGAATCCACGAACTCTATATCAATACCAGTACCGTTGCGTGGTTCTATTGACAGCGTATTTTTACCAATTCGCCAGTTCATAACTTCACCTCTGTTAGCGTATATTCTTTACCTTCAATGGTTATAGTCTTAACTTCGCAAGGTCTTTCGCCAATGGTTACTCCATTAATAGAGTCCTCACGATAAACTTCTTTTCCAGTCTGGTCGTACTCGCTTTTAATCCAAGAACCATTAAAGTAACTGCCGCTACTGCTCTTAGAACTCTCAAGGAAAGTTATATTTCCTTTGGAGTCATGCTCCCACCTTAACCAACAACCCTTGGATGCTTCAAAGTAAACTCTGTTACCCTCTTTGTTGTAAAGAACAAAATCGCCTTCAACAACACCAAATCTTTTTTCGTATGCTTTTCTTAATTTTGTTTTATCGGAACCCTTAAACAACGCCTTCATAACTCCTCCTCTTTTCTTTCGTCTTCATATTCTTGAAAAATCACCATCATTTTCTCTAAGTACTTATCGTCAGTCAAAGCCTCTACAATATGTTTAATCCAAGCATCGTGAGTCATAGTGCAATTATCTACATCATAATCAAAGTAAGTCTCAAACATTTCAAACAGTGCTTGCTGTTGTATTGTCATAACACCACCCCATAAACATTAGCCATAAACTCAACTGCTTTATCTCGCATAACCTGCTTTGAATGCTCTGTGAAAGGTCTGCAAGCATAGACACTCTCTAAGCCCTCCATGTGTACATTGGCTAGGTGTTCACGCCTAACCTTATCATATAGCAAGCCTTGAGCATAGGTTCTCTCATCCCCTAAGCGAGCGAGGGCGTCAAACTGTGCCTGCACTATCTCTTTTTGTGTCAATCCTTCAATCTTCATTTTATAGACTCCAATAGTCAGTAGTTCCTAAAATTACATAGCAGATACCTAACCCTGCTACACCTAACCAACATAACAACTCATCATTATCATCATGATTCATCATGAAATTCCTTATTTTTTGTATCTTTCTCAACATCAATAATTAATTCACTGATATATAGAGCATACAGTAGAATTAAACCCAATACAACGCCTATTACATATGCAAACATACCTTAAAACCTCATATAATCCATTCTAAGCCTATTTCATGGGTTAGGCCATGCTACCCTACTAATAAACACTAGAAAGCCTAAGGATGTAAACTATAGGCTTTGTGGTGTTTACTCTATTCGCATCCGTCTGAATTATTCACGGTAAGATACGAACTCATAGTTCCACTTGCCCAAACATCATCAATTGTTGTGATCAGATTATTGGCAACGTAAAATTTTAGTCGCCGATCTACAGGAACATCTAAATCAAGACTTAGTTGTTGTGTAAGCGGAAATTGTAAGCCATGCTCAACCGCTAGGGCAATCATTGCCGCAAATTCTTTTAAACAGTATGTTTTAAATTCCATTGTATTAGCCTCCAATAGCTATTATATCATTGAATTCTAGCACGTTTGCACTAGTCACAAAGAATGAATTAGATTTAAGATTATCTTTTGCGCGTTCCTTTTTGTTGCTACCTTTACGCGTCAATGTGCCAACTACATTAGAATCTAAATGGCGTAGGTCTGTGGTATCAAAAGACTTTAAACTGTGGTTGATCTGTAAGCCATCATCCGCTAGACCTTTAGTATTGTACGCCATAGCTATTCGATGCTTTGCGGCCACAGCTTTACGCAATGCCGATTTACTCTGTACGCTGTACATACTACCTGAAAATGTCAGATCATAATTAGTCAGTGAATTCTTGCGAACTCTACTCAATATTTTTGTATAATCATAAAACATAGAGTCGGGACGTTGAGCCATGATAGCAGTAAAATCTAGGTCACTAGTACCGTTTAATCTGAATAATGGAGGGATGCCAGTTTTTAATGCTTTGCGTTCCGCTTTATCTATCTCTGACAATAAAGCACTCTCAAATAGTTTGGGACGTAATAACATTAATATGGTGCGTTTAGTTGCCGCATTCTGACCAACACTCATACCCAATTGACCGCTAGATATTAGGCATGGCTCTTTACATCCGGCCAATACAGCAAAGCTACAAAGTGTTTCTGTGGCTACTTTATCAGCCGGTTGAAGATACATTACATAGGTATCGTATTTATCCGCGCCTTTCTCAACCTTTAGACTGCTACCGAAAAACCGCATAGGTTTATTCAAGTAGTCTAGGTTATCAATAGCCCATTGTTTAGCTGTTGAATTGATCAACGTAGTGCTTTCTATCTCTGCTAATGTAATCATATCTATATACCTATTGGTTTAAATTGACTTGCTAATGACTGCCAGTGTATCCGACAGTCATAGGTAAATCAATTATGTAAAGTAGTTATCATTCAATCTCAACATATATGAACCGTTACTATGCTACCTCCCGTGATCTTAAATCAGCAAATTCTAACCATTTTTCATAGGTCTCTTTAGCTTTGGTATGTTCCTCACTCCACAACACCAATGCCAGTTTTACCCGTGGATCAAACAATACAGCGTCGTGCGTACCCTTTCTATTAACGAACTTTTCACCGACTAACTTTCGTGAGAACTCACGGATATCATGACCAATATCTGCATATTTCATGGCATTTTGCCAACAATATTCATCCCTCTCTTGACTGATATCTATATACGCTAAATGTTTCCACGTTTGGCTCTCTGTGGCTTTGCTTAAATCCTCTAAGCGTCCCTGTATTAATATCTCTAACTTGTTCATATCTATCTACCTTTAGTTGATAATGATTCTTATTTGTATTACAAGAGACTATTCCCTTGCTTCTTGCGCCCATTATAGCGAATGGGTAGTAGCTTACTAATGATTTAAATGCATGACCTATTAAAACTATATGCATCTAGCGCATGACATCTGGGGCCATGTTCTACCTTTATATATGCGCGTGTACGCGTAGCAATAATCATGCCAACTATTGAAAGATCAACAATAAACTTCTTTTGATACTAGGGCATAGGCTAAGGACAAACACGCTTACAACGTAATAGAGAGCCATCTATAAACATAATATAAACTTATGACTACTTGGCATGGTGTTTGCATATGGCTTCGTAGGTATCCACAAGCATACTCACTCTTCACTTGTCAAACATAAGCTCGACCCAATGGCGGCCCTTGGTCACCCATGCAATACCCGTGCCAACTTGTGGCCCTGTGGATAACTTGTGTACTACCTGTGGATAACTTATGCACAGGCCGTGGATACTGTGGATAACTCATGTATAACCTGTGGATAACTTTAGGGGGCGGGGGGCCGTGGGTTATCGCAAGATTGTTACAGTACCCACTGGTATACAAAAAAGGTGAAATTAAGAAAAAAGGGAGGTATACATATGTATCCGTAAGTCATTGATTTACATAAGGAAACACAGGTTCGCCCTTTGGGGTTGACATCTGTGTATAAAGGGCAACATAAGTTGACACACAAGGGGCCTAGTTGGTCATAAATAGTTAGTAAATAGTTAAAATAAAGCTTGACTTTTAGACCAATACGTGCTATAATATTTAATATAGTAAAGTAAAGAAAAACAAGGATCGCCCTTAAGTATCCTTAAGTAAGCTTTAAGTATTTTATTAATTTTAAAATTAAAGAATATAGTAAAGTTTACTTAAGTATCCTTAAGTACATAAGGGGAAATACCTTGAGTGAAGTAAAAGTAGAGTCAGCCCCATCCGCGAAGCGGAAAGGCCGCCCTAGGAAGTCAGATGTTGTGTCAAGAAAGAAAGGCACTACTGGTTTGTCTAGAGGTAGGCCGAAGGGTGATGCGGCAATCATCAACGAGTATAAAAGTCGGATGTTGACATCCCCTAAGTCTCGTAAGGTGTTAGAGTCAATCTTTGATGCGGCCCTAAACGATGATCATAAGAATCAAGCCGCGGCATGGAAGTTAGTTATGGATCGAATCCTCCCTACTGCTGTCTTTGAAAAGGATGTAGTCAAAGGAGCAGGTAGGTCAGCCATACAGATCAATATTACAGGCGTTGGCGGTGAGACTACCGTGGTGTCGGGTGATAATGATATAGAAGGAGAGTATATAGATGGCTAAGTATTTTTCCAGAGAAGAGTTCTCCTGTCAGTACACAGGTGAGAATAGAATTAAGGATGAGTTCATTGAACGATTAGATGAACTGAGGGAAGCTTGCGGTTTCCCCTTTGTAATCACTAGCGGTTATCGCTCCCCTTCACACCCTATAGAGGCTTCTAAAAAAATTGCAGGACAGCATTCACAAGGCCATGCGGCAGACATTAAAGTTACGGACGGTGTACAAAGATTTAAAATTGTGGAACAAGCCATTTCGCTTGGATTCACAGGAATCGGAGTTGCTAGTAGCTTTGTGCATGTTGACACCCGTGATTTATACGATGATGGTCTTAGCCCAGTAATGTGGACTTATTAATTGACTGAGCTTAATGTATCGCTACTCCCGTGGCAACAAAAAGTCTTTAATGATAAAACAAGATTTAAAGTAATAGCGGCAGGTAGACGTACAGGTAAAAGTAGATTAGCCGCTTGGATGCTAATCATTAGAGCCTTGCAAGCTGAACGTGGACATGTGTTCTACGTTGCCCCTACACAAGGACAGGCTAGGGACATTATGTGGCAAGTCTTGCTAGAGATAGGTCATCCTGTTATAGCAACTAGTCATGTAAATAACTTACAAATAAAATTAGTTAACGGTGCAACCATAGCCCTTAAAGGTGCTGATAGGCCGGAAACCATGCGTGGTGTCAGTCTTAGGTTCTTGGTTATGGATGAGTACGCTGACATGAAGCCTGAGGTATGGGAGCAGATACTGAGACCTGCCTTGGCTGACCAAAAGGGTGACGCATTATTCATTGGTACGCCAATGGGTAGAAATCACTTTTATGATTTATATACATACGCTTGTGTGTCGGATGATCCTACTTTTGTAGGTTATCACTTCACAAGCTACGATAACCCATTGCTAGACCCTGAGGAAATAGAAGCGGCTAAGAAATCCATGTCGGCCTTTTCCTTTCGTCAGGAGTTCATGGCATCCTTTGAGGCCCAAGGTAGTGAATTATTCAAAGAAGAGTTTATTAAATTTTCTGAGGAAGAGCCTGAACAAGGTCAGTTTTACATTGCGGTTGACTTGGCGGGTTTTGCGGATGTCGCTAAAGTTACAACGAAGACAAAAAGACTTGACCAAACGGCTATCTCTATTGTTAAAGCAAACGAAGAAGGTTGGTGGGTTGCTAATATTGTACATGGGCGTTGGGGCGTCCAAGAGACTGCCAGAAGAATCTTCCAAGCAGTCAGAGACTACCAACCAGTAGCCGTAGGTATAGAGAAAGGAGCACTAAAGAACGCTGTCCTTCCATACTTAAGTGACTACATGAAGAAGAATCAACGCTTCTTTAGGGTGGATGAGCTTACCCACGGTAATAAAAAGAAAACTGACAGGATTGTTTGGGCTTTACAAGGTAGATTTGAACACGGTACAATTTCCTTGAATAAAGGAGAATGGAATAGTCAGTTCCTTGATGAGTTATTTCAGTTCCCTAACCAATTAGTTCACGATGATTTAATTGATTCTTTGGCTTACATAGACCAATTAGCTAACATAGCGTACACATCGGACTTTGAGGAAGAAGAATATCAACTATTAGACGCATACGCAGGGTATTAATATGCTAAATGAAGAAAGAGATCAATTTGTATTGGAACAAACGCTTGAAGGTTGGGTAATTAATAAGTGTCAAGGTTGGCGAGATCACTTTGATACTAATTATTCACGTAAATTTGATGAATATTATCGGTTATGGAGAGGACAGTGGTCTTCCGCAGACAGAACTAGGGACTCAGAGAGATCACGGATTGTCAGTCCTGCATTACAACAAGCAGTAGAGTCTTCAGTTGCTGAATTAGAGGAAGCAACTTTTGGTCGAGGCCGTTGGTTTGACATTGAGGACGATATAAATGATAGAGAAAAGCAAGATATATCTCTTTTACGTGAAACTTTGTATAAAGACTTTAAAAAGAACAGAGTACGGAAAGGTGTTGCTGAGTGTCTTCTAAATGCCGCTGTGTTTGGTACAGGTATTGCGGAGATTGTTCTTGAGGAAGAAAAGGAAATGGCCCCTGCAACCCAACCTGTTATGGGTGGTGAGCTAACAGCCGTTGGTGTTAATATTACGGAAAAAACTTGCGTTAAACTGCGTCCAGTAATGCCTCAAAACTTTCTTATTGACCCTCTAGCTACTTCCGTAGAGGAAGCTTTAGGTTGTGCAGTGGATGAATTTGTATCCTTACACTTAGTTGAGCAGTTACAGGAACAAGGTATCTATAGAAATGTAGAAGTTACTATGGCGGCTCCTGATTTTGACATAGAGCCTGATCAAGACCTAGTAGCACACGACGATGACAAAGTACGTCTAACTAAATACTACGGTTTTGTACCTAGACATCTATTAGAGATGGCTCAAAAGGAATCCGAAGCAGAGGAAATAGCTACACTAGTTAATGATAATGAAGAAGAAAGTAAAAGTTATTATGTAGAAGCTATTGTTGTTGTAGCTAATGATGGAACTTTATTAAAAGCGGAAGCTAACCCTTACATGATGGGGGATAGACCTATTATAGCATTTCCTTGGGATGTCGTTCCTAGCCGTTTCTGGGGCAGAGGGGTATGTGAGAAAGGGTATAACTCTCAAAAGGCGTTAGACGCTGAAATACGAGCTAGAATAGACGCTCTTGCTCTTACTATACACCCTATGTTAGCAATGGACGCTACACGTATGCCTAGAGGTGCTAGACCTGAAGTACGTGCAGGTAAGGTTATCTTAACTAATGGTGCGCCTAATGAAGTCATACAGCCATTTAACTTTGGTAATGTAAGTCAGATTAGTTTTGCACAGGCTGATGCTTTACAACGCATGGTACAGACAGCTACAGGCGCTATTGATTCCGCAGGTATCTCAGGATCAATCAACGGTGACTCCACTGCCGCAGGTATTTCCATGAGCTTAGGTGCTATTATTAAGCGTCATAAGCGAACTTTAATTAACTTTCAAGAATCTTTTCTAATCCCTTTTGTAACTAAAGCCGCACATAGATACATGCAGTTTAATCCTGAAGCATATCCTGTTGCTGACTACAAGTTCCATACTTCCAGTTCACTAGGCATTATTGCGCGTGAGTACGAAGTTACACAGCTTGTACAGTTGTTACAAACTATGTCACCTGAAACTCCAATGTACTCACAGCTTATCATGTCGATTATTGATAACATGAACGTAGGTAATCGTGAGGAACTTATAGCGGCCCTTGAAAAAGCTAATCAGCCTGACCCTGAAGCACAACAAGCACAGCAAGCGGCTCAGGAATCACAGTTAGCGTTCCAAGCGTCACAGACTGCGGCCTTAGAAGGTCAAGCTATTGAATCACAGGCAAGAGCGCAAAAGCTTGCTACTGAAGCTCAATCTATACCTCAAGAGTTAGAGATTGACAAGATTAAAGCTATCACTACTAACATACGGGAAGGTAACGATGATGACCGTGAGTTTGAACGTAGACTTAAGGTTTCCGATCAGTTATTAAAGGAAAGAGAAGTAGCTATTAAAGAGAGGGCTAACTAATGGCTAAAGACCCTAGATTAGTAAGAGCAGGAGTTAGCGGTTTTAACAAACCTAAACGAACTCCCAACCATGCTACCAAAAGTCATGTGGTGGTGGCTAAGGAAGGAGATAAAGTAAAGACTATCCGCTATGGACAGCAAGGTGTTTCAGGTGCAGGTAAAAATCCAAAGACTGCTTCAGAAAAAGCAAGACGTAAATCATTCAAGGCTCGACACGCTAAGAACATCGCTAAGGGCAAAATGAGCGCGGCCTACTGGGCTAACCGTTCTAAGTGGTGATCTGATGGCCGAATTATCTGAAGACACAGCGGTAACAATTCCGCTCAGGAATCTGATTGCAATGATTGCGTTTACATCAGTATCTACAATGGCGTACTTCTCTATACAAGAGCGGTTAAATACCCTTGAACATGCCTTAGACAAAACTCAGATGGACATAGAGTCTAACTCTGAGTTCCGTATTAAATGGCCCAGAGGCGAGTTAGGGGCGCTCCCTGCTGATGCGCGGCAAGATATGCTAATCGAATACACAGCGGGTCTTGTCGATAAACAAATAACTAAAAGTGAAGAACTCTTAGATGACATACATAACCTCAAGTTAAGGCTTGCCACTCTAGAAAAAGGTTTAAGTCCAGAATGAGAAGGCATGCGGCATACTGGGCAAACAAAAGCAAATGGTAGTAAACGTACGTTTTAATGTACGCTACAGTATACATTGTATAGTATATGAAACATAACAGGAGAATCAAATGCCACAAGGTAAAGGTACATACGGAAGTAAAGTTGGACGACCACCCGCAAAAAAGAAAGCTACACCTAAAGCAAAACCTGCGGCTAAAAGAGCAAGAGCGATGCCTCTAAATGCTAAACAAGCTAAGGCGGCTATACAGACTCTTAGAAATGATGCAGGGGCTAAGACTTACCGTAAGAACAAAGCTAAAAAAAACAGCAAGATATAGAAAATAGTTCTTGACATTTCTTTTCAAACGTGATATAATATAACTATACTATGTATTTAGTATATTTTATTTTAAATTAATAAACTGTCCTTTAGGAGAAACAGTAATGGAAGATAAAGAACTCGAAAAATTCTATAGAGCTTTTGAAGAAATGTTTAGAACAGAAGGTTGGAAAAACTTACTGAACGATCTTTCTCAAAATGCAATGCAGATCAATTCAATAGAAGCTTGTAAAGATGTGAAAGACCTTTCCTTTAGAAAAGGACAACTTTCAATGATAGCTAACCTGTTGAATCTTGAAACGCAAATAGAAACAGCCAAGCAACAGGCTGAGGAAGAGCAAGAAGAACTAGAAAACGAAGATGAAATTATTGAAGAGTAATCTAAGTTGGCTATAATAATTGACTTCCGATGCGACAACGGACATACTACTGAAAAGTTTATAGATTCTAAAACTACTGAAATAGAATGTCCTCACTGTTCGTTAATGGCTAGTCGAATCATATCTCCCGTTCGCAGTCTCTTAGACCCCGTTTCAGGTGACTTTGCAGGTGCTACCATGAAGTGGGCGAGAGACCGCGAAAGGAAGATTCAAAAAGAACGTAAGGCTAACTCCTAACCGAACCCTTACATACAATACACCTCCATAATGAGATTACTCACGGAGTTTAATAATGGCAACACTAATTGACGAGCGTCAACCTTTAGACGACACAACTGAAACTGAAAGCGTAACGGACATAACTAAACAAGAGCCTCCAGTAGAGCAACCTCTTGTAGATGAACAACCTACACAGGAACTTGAAGAACAGGAACTTCCTGATAAATACAAAGGTAAGAGCACAGCGGATATAGTGCGAATGCACCAAGAAGCTGAAAAACTCTTAGGTAAACAAAGTTCTGAAGTAGGTGAGTTACGTAAAGTTGTTGATGACTATATACAGACACAACTCTCAAACCCAGAAGCACCGCAACAAACTTCTGAAGACGAAGTAGATTTTTTCTCTGATCCCGACAAGGCAGTCGAAAGAGCTATTAATAATCATCCTAAGATTAAAGAAGCAGAGCAAGTATCTGCTCAATACAAACAAAATGCGGCTATGACCGAACTACAAAACAGACATCCTGATATGAAGGATATTCTGGAAGACGGTAAGTTCGTAGATTGGATCAAAGGATCAAAGATTAGAACACAGCTTTTTGCACAAGCAGATCAGCAGTATGATTATGAGGCCGCAGATGAGCTTTTCAGTAACTGGAAGGAACGTCAGCAAGTTGTAGACCAAACTGCCGCTAATGAGAAACAACAACGCAAAGACACTATTAAGGCCGCATCCACAGGAAATGTTAGAGGAAGCGGAGAGCAGTCAGCCAAGAAAATCTACAGGCGTTCAGACATTATTAAACTTATGAAGGACGATCCTGAACGATATATGTCATTATCCGATGAGATTATGCTAGCTTATCAAGAAGGGAGAGTCCGACACTAATTAATTTTATTTAAGGACTTGTATTATGGCTACATCAACTTACCCCGCCATGGGCGGAGCAGTAGACAACACTAGCGCGGCTACTTTTATTCCAGAGATTTGGAGTGACGAAGTAATTGCGGCTTATCAATCTAACCTAGTATTGGCTAACCTAGTCAAAAAAATGAGCATGACAGGCAAGAAAGGTGATACTATTCACGTTCCTAAGCCTACTCGCGGCTCTGCAAATGCTAAGGCAGAAAACACCGCTGTAACTATTCAGAATGCTACTGAGAGCGAAATCCAGATTTCAATCAACAAGCACTTTGAATACTCTCGTCTTATTGAAGACATTACTGAAGCACAAGCTCTAGCTTCTCTACGTCAGTTCTACACTGGTGACGCAGGTTATGCTTTAGCCAAGCAAGTTGATAACGACTTGTTTAACCTAGGTAAGTCTCTAGGTAATGGTGATGGATCAGATTGGACTCATAGCACTGTTTATAACTTTGCAGGTGGTTCTGGTATTGAAGCTTACGCTGTAGATTCAGTAGCTTCCACTGACGTATTTAACGATGCAGGTTTCCGTGCCGCTATTCAGGTATTGGACGATGCTGATGTTCCTATGGACAACCGATGTTTTGTTGTTCCTCCTTCCCTACGTAACGCTATTATGGGCGTTGATCGCTACATGTCTTCTGACTTTGTAGACGGACGAGGTGTACGTAACGGTCAGATTGGAAACCTATACGGTGTTGACGTATTTGTTTCTAGTAACTGCCCAATCATCGAAACCGCTTCCGCTAACTCAGCAGGTGGAGATGTTAAAGCCGCTTTGTTACTTCACAAGGACGCTATGGTTCTTGCTGAACAGCAGGGTGTACGTTCTCAGACTCAGTATAAGCAAGAGTTCCTTGGTACTCTGTATACTGCTGACACTTTATACGGTACGCAAGTAATGCGTCCTGAAGCAGGTGTTGTATTGGCTGTAAACGGCTAAGTAAGAAAACTAGGGACTCCTCTTTTATAGGGGAGTCTCTTTTTATTTTATTCAATAGAGGCGCTTATGGCTATATTTAGAGGCACAGGTGGTTCGGGTACTTCCACTAGTCTAGGCCAACTAGACGAAATAACTCAACAAGCCCTCATTGCTACAACTAAAGCAACCGAAGCCTCCCAAAGTGCTACCTCTGCTCTTAATGCTTTTGATAGTTTTGATGATACGTATTTAGGTGCTAAATCTACCGCTCCTTCAGCAGACAATGACGGAGATTCTTTATCTTTAGGTAGTCTTTACTTTGATACTTCTCAAGATGTTTTACGTGTTTATACAGGATCAGGTTGGTCAAGCGTGACTTCAAGTGGACAGTATTTACCTCTTTCTGGAGGAACCTTAACGGGCGATTTAAGTTTAAGCAATAATTCATTTAATAATTTTCTAATTGATGCAGGAAATTTTTAATAAAAATAGGGATTTAAGACAATGGCACAAACAATCAAAATCAAAAGAAGTTCGTCTACTACAGCGCCAACAAGCTTGGCCTCTGGTGAGTTAGCTTATAGTACTAAAACAGGTGTTCAAAAACTTTATTACGGTGACGGTACAGATGTTCTTGCCATTGGTGGTAAATCATACACAGACAAGTTAGACGGTATTGAAGCAGGGGCAACCGCAGATCAGACGGACGCACAGATCAGAGCCGCTGTTGAAGCCGCTTCAAATTCTAATGTTTTTACTGACGCAGACCACACCAAGCTAGACCTCATTGGTGCGGCCAACGGAACCAATGCCGCAGATGCAAGTGTTGTAGCCTCTGCAAATAACTTAGGAGTTATTAGGATTGGCGATGGCCTTTCTATAGCCGCTAATGGAGAAGTATCTGCTGATGAAGTAACAAGTACTTCTGTCACAAACGCAGGCGCTTTAATGGATTCTGAGGTAACTAATCTTGCACAGGTAAAGGCGTTTTCTTCAGCAGACTATGCTACAGCGGCACAAGGTACACTCGCTACAAACGCACTGCCCAAGTCAGGAGGAACCTTAACTGGAAATTTATCTTTTGGTGATAATGTCAAAGCGCAATTTGGTGCTAGTAATGACCTCCAGATTTACCATGACAGCAACAACTCCATAATCAAAGACGCAGGTTCTGGGGTGTTGCGGTATACAAGTAGCAGTTCTTCAGCCGCAGGGGTTGTATTTGAAATAGAAAACACAGATACGGATGCGGCCTCTGGCTCCTTTATACATTTCAAAGACTCATCGGGATTAGACCCTTGTAAAATAGGTGCTGTAGGTTCTAGCTTTTTTGTAATGAGTCCTACAAATGAATACATGATTAAAGCTAACAGCAATTCTGATGTAGAACTTTATCATGATAATGTTAAAAAGCTTGAAACGACTACTGACGGAATCGCAGTTAGCGGCGACATAGCATTGGGCGACAATAACAAAGTTCAATTTGGTAACGCTGTTGGTGGGGACTTACAGATTTATCACAATGGGTCAGCCTCCTACATAAGTGAAGTTGGTACTGGCAATTTAAAGATAATGGGCAGTAATCTTGAAATGAAAAGTACGTCTGATGAGATGTATTTAGATGCTACTCAAGATGGAGTCTTAAGGCTATATTGTGACAACCAAATTCGGCTAACAACGACAGGTACTGGTGTAACTGTCTCAGGCGATTTAAAAATAAACAATACAACTCTTGAGAACAGTCTTGAGACAGGTCACATTTACGCTCCTGAGGTTTTAGTTATTGACCCTGCTTCTCATTCTGCAAATACAGGAAAGGTAGTTATTGATGGTGACCTTGAGGTCAAGGGCGTAACTACAACGATTGACTCTACTACAGTAAAAATCGCTGATAACTATATTCAACTTAATACTGACCAAGATGAAAATAGCGCACCTCCTACTACTATGTTTTGCGGTATTCAAGTGGATCGTGGTAGCGAACAGTATGACTCAGGAATTTACTGGGTTGAGTCCTCCGATGAGTGGGTTGTAAACACTGGTGGTGCAGGTATTAACCGTTTGATTCACGACAGTAATTTTGAAGCCAAATATCCAACACTTGATGGCGGCACGTTCTAGTAAATAAATCTCTAGCGTATATACGCATATAGGAGAGCCATATGGCACAAACGATTAAGTTAAAAAGATCAGCGACCACAGGAAATGCGCCTACAGCTTCCCAATTAGCTTTGGGCGAGTTAGGTATAAACACGACTGATGGAAAGTTATTTCTAAAGAAAAGCGTTAGTGGCACTGAGTCTATAGTAGAAGTCGGTGGCCTACCCCTATCTGGCGGCAC